CTTAGTTCCATTGGTAAGGCGTCGAAAATTTCGCCGCCTTTTGCGAGTTGTAGTTGTGCATCGAAGAAGTCGAAGTTTGAGAAGTCGCCATAGCGAGCTTCGTATTTATTTAGATGAGAGATCGTGCCCGATTTTTGGGCACGTTTAAGTATTTGGTTGATGTCCGTTTCATCCCTGAAGGATTGTTTTGTACGACCATCTTTGAATGTTGCGTCTTTAGTTCCGAATTGAGACATTGTAAGTTTCCTTTCGTTAGATACCGGAAGTCCCTAAAGGACTTCACGGCGCGTTGCTATTCCCGGCTAACGCCGGTCGAGTTTTTTCCTCTTAAGCCAGTCCTCATAGCTGATGTCCCGGCCGCGCGTTTCTTTTTCGTATTGTCTCCGTCTGCCGGTTAACGTCATCGGTGGGAACTTTTGGTTTGGATCATATTTCCGTCCGGGTGATACCTGATCGAGTATCCATTGTTGTAAATCGCTTTTCATTTCTTGAATATTTTTTGTTGTGTTCGCACCTCTTTCCATTGCATTAGAGAGGGCTTCACTTGCTTTATTTATTTGTTGTTTTATTAATGTTGCGATTTCTTCTGGAGATTTATCTCCGATCAGTGCCCGTACGGTACGGGCGATATCTGCGCCTACCGAGGCGACAGCTTCGCCGTGTTTTAGTAGCTTACTCCGGGCTTCCACGCCCGGTAGTTGAGCTTTTATGTTTTCCGCCTCCGCTAAATTTTTTGCGGATTGCGTTGATTGTAAGTTGATGTTTGATTTTGCTTGTTGAACGCCGAGAGCGATTTGCGCTGCTTTTGACCCGCCTTCGGCGAGTGCCGCTCCGACGTTTTGTTGTGGTGCCGTAGCACGGCCCCCAGGTTGAGATGCCTCATGTTTTGCGGCAAGTATTGGATTTAGTCCGCCTTTTCTTAAGTCGAACATTCGTCGACGTACGGCGGTATTTGACATCCGTTCTTGGAAGCTGCGATCTAACGCCGCTTCCTCACGGTTTTGTCTATTGGCACGAGACTGGCCGAAGGCGGAAAAGATTCCGCCTACTGCGCCGGCAGCTATGCCGCCTGCTATTGCGGCCATCGCTCGTTCCTTATTTTGAGCATTTCATTCGCCATGATTCGACAGTCGTCTAAATGCTCTTGCATGGTAGATACGTTACCGGGATGGAAACTCCACCCGGCGATCGACATGAAGTACATGTCCCATGCTTGTTGATCGTCCATTACAGACGATCTATGTTGCCCGGTATGCCGTAAGTCGGCATTGGGCGCGCGGCTTTTATGTCGAAGAAAAAGTCCGCTATGAAGTGAGGTTCACTTGGTATTGCAACTGCCCGGTCGAGCGGTACACCAAGGTTTGCCTTAATGAATGTGTTACCGAGCGCCGGTAACGTTGCAAAGTCCTCTGATAGATGCCATGCGGCCAATGTGCTAGCAGCATCAGGCCGCATGAGTGAGCTTAGGCGATTTTGTATGAAGCGGTATTCCGCGTAGCGTTCCTGATAACCGAAAATTAGATCGTCGTTAGCACTTCCGTCTGACCATATTTCGGAATTCAGTACGCTTTGTTCGCCAATTTGACTGAGGACAGGGTAAAAGAAATCGTACCGCGTTTGTTTTCTCCAATAGCGGTCGATTCCTTGTGAGTATGTGATGTCGCCACGGACATTAACTATGCCTAATAGGCAGCCGTGTTCGACAAATGATTTTGAGAATGAGTGTGTGCCGGATACCGTTCCGAATCCGGCTAAGTTCCCGAGCTTGTCCTGAGCTGCGGGTGTTGGTTGTCCAGATGTTTGTGCCACTGGGGTTACGTTTATTTGTTGCGATCCGCCACCAAGGAATTCAGCACGCTGAAGTCGGTGATCAGGACTCGTAACTCCCCAGTGAGCTTTTAGGGTCTCGACATAGCGAGTCCCTGATCGCGCGTCGCGCTCTAATAGTCTTTGAGTTTGAAACGCCAGTCTAATGTCGTTGATTGTTGCCGCTGTTGCGCCCGTTAAGTCGGCATACATTTTTGCCCCGGCGCTCCCCACTACGGTATCCACCGTTAGCGATGTCCCAGCCGTTTCTAAGCCTCGGAATGCGGCCTGTGGTACTGACCATATATCCGCCCGCCCGAGTTCGTCTGACGCTGTAAAAATGTCCGCAGTACTGCCTAATGGCATAGAAACTGCGGCCCCTTTTTGTGGAGACGTTAGGCACGATGTGAAGTAATCGAAACGCTTTCCGCGTTTCAGTGGCACACCACTTGCCTTTACTGCCGCGTCGCCGTCAGGCCCGTTCGTTGTATTGAACGGTAATGAATCTTGTAGGTTCTCATCACGATACCAATCGTTATATATTTTTCGATAGGCCCGAAACGGCATCGAACTGATGTCCGTACTGTTGGTCGTGTTGAGGTTTAACGGTAAGCCCATGTAGTCGGCCAGATCGCCGACTGAGAATGTCATCCCCGTGCCTAATATCGGAGTTGTAAACACGATACTATCGCCCGGGTCGTCTTGCGCCCCGTGGAATTTTTCGAAGTTATCCCAGATAGTCCGATACGGCACGAAGAAGAATTGAGTATCCGCATACATGTTATCCATAATTGGAAATAGCGGAGTTGCGAGTCGCATAAAGAATGACGCTCGGCAGTTTATTGTGTCCCCTGGGATAATATCCATTAACAGGATCGGGATTAAGTAATCGACGTCGAACGTCGTTTTATGTCCATGTGACAGGTTGAAAGAAGAGCGCGGTATATCCGCGCGCGGCACATTTGAGAATGATTGTTGTGAACGCATCTTAGTCATTGCAGATTTCCTTCCTCAACCGTTTTTTCGAACAGATCGAGATTATCTTTATCGACTGTCCGACTGGTCGCAATTGCTTGCAGACCATTAGTGAGAGACGAGTTAACCTCGTCTGTGAATTTACCGTCCCTGTCATCAAAGATGCCAAGCCGGAATAGTGTGTAGTCCTCAGGGTGTTTTCCAATAGGATGATCCGAATCGCAAGCGATATCGGTGAAAGACCGAATGGCTTCGCCATCGGAAATTGTGAAGAACGGCCGGCTATATAAGCCGGACGCCGTATCAAAAATTGAGTACACATTTTGTTTCATTAGATTGCCCTTTGTCGTTGTGATTGTTGTGCGCGAGCGCACTTGTATTTATCCATGAGTCGTTCTGGTGTGAAGTCCTCACGGTGTTTTCCAATCCAGACTTCACGCATGTGTTTAACCACTTCGAGTAAGTCCGGATTTGATTTTTTGAGTAGCGTTTCGTAGTAACGCGGTACTTTTTTAATGATCCCCTTCCCCGGGACAGGCGACTCGTCCGAAGGAAAGAAGTCTGTTTTGAATTTATCATAAAATTCTGCGCCGATTCCCGGTTTCAGGGACATTGTTATGTATGGGGGTTTAACCCAGTACGCAACGCCGTCTTCGTCGTTGCGTAAGTATTTATCGTTGGCCGCTTCGCCGGTAATCTTTTTAAGAATATATCCGGCCGTATAAGCAGCGGTTTCAAAATTGAGTTCCCCAATAGTACAGAACCCGTAGGGCCAAAGTTTTTGCAGAGTTTCGCTCTCGTAACTAGTGACGCCTTGCCTTTCTTGATACACATACTGATCGTCAAACGAGCAGTTGAATAAGCAGGCGTGATAGTGCGGCCGTAGATTTTCGTCGCCGTATTCTCCGCAATGAAAATATCTAATTTTTTGAGGGAAGTGACGGCGAAGCCTTTTAACGAAGTCTCTGAAGTGATGGTAGTTGACTGAATAGTCGTCGGGGACGTACATTCTTTTTTTAAGTTGTTCTTGGTTGCATTCGTCTTTTGATCGGTAAGTGAAAGTGACGAAGCAGTTGCCATAAGCATTTTTATGCAAACAGCTTTCGTGGATGATTCGCATAGCCCACATAAGAGTCCGATCAAGCCGGCAGCCAAGACACTGCCCACAAGCAACTTCCATCTTGCCGATCGTGTGAGACGTTCTTTTGAATACCAAGGCGCCATTAGCGTCCTTGTAGCCTTTCAGTGGTGAATAGCAAGCCATTCACAAACGGTATCCGCCGCGCATAGCGCCGACGCGATTATTTTTCCGGTGTGTTCCTGAATTGCCTTGGAAGTTTTTGCGGGATTGTTTACGGGAGAGTTTTCGGCGTCTGCGTGCCATTACTTGGTTCCTCATATGCGAATCCGCACAGCTCGCCCATTTGGCGAGAGGTCTGAGATAGAACCTGCGGAGTCGTACTTAAGTTCACGAAGGAGCTGTCCCCGTCCACCCCGCACTGAAGCGAAGTGACGGAGCAGCCCATCAACGCCAGAAGGGCAATAACCAGCGAGATTACTCGATTTGTCATAATGCCTTTTTACTCCCGTTTTTTGTTTTTTGCTAGGTGATTTTGTGTCACCTAGCCAGTTCAGTATCAAGTAACGGATGAACTGGGCTCCACAGGAGCCTTAGGAGCCGATTCCGGCCCCTTTTCCGGCTCCGCCGGTATTACCTCCTCAGGAGGTATTGCGTCCCCTGGGGACGCTTTTACGTCGTCCGCCGTTGGCGTTTTGACGGGTATATTTTGCCGGCCCGGCTCCGCCAGCGCCGGCAGTAGTTTTTCGAGCCGGTCCTTGTTGGCCGGATCGTTTACGTAGTCGAAGAAGTCCGCAGGACTTTGATTGAACTCGCGTCTTAGTTCCATTGGTAAGGCGTCGAAAATTTCGCCGCCTTTTGCGAGTTGTAGTTGTGCATCGAAGAAGTCGAAGTTTGAGAAGTCGCCATAGCGAGCTTCGTATTTATTTAGATGAGAGATCGTGCCCGATTTTTGGGCACGT